GCCATATGATACGAACCGCACCCCCAGCCGCAGTGCCGTTAGGTGAACCACTGCCGAAACCACCACCATAAAGGCCAGCATTTCCGCCAACTCCGGAACTTAGACCGAAGGTACCGTTTGCGCCACCGCTGCCGCCTTTACCGGAGTCACCTATAGACGCAAAAACAGCACCACCATCACCGCTTGAACCTTCGCCCAAAAGACCTACGCCGCCGCCGCCGCCGCCAGATTGCCTATTGCCTTCAGAACCGCCACCCCCGCCGCCGCCAGCACCGTTAGAGCCGGGCGAGGCTAACGCAGGATTACCGTCGCCACCGTTGCCGGAGTAACCAGCAGCGCCGCCGCCGCCGCCAGTAGATCTTAATTTTGAGCCACCATTACCGCCGCCGTCTCCAGTAAACGCGCCCCCCGTCATTCCCGAAGCATATGCGCCTTTTACCACCGCTGTTGAGTCAAAATAAGAATCCGTAGTGCTTGCACCAGCCCCCACAACAACTGTGTAACTGGCGCTGGGCGTAACTGATCTGTTATTTTTATACCCCAACCCACCCCCACCGCCATTCCCCGGCCCTACCGCAACAATGGAAACAGAAGTCACATCTAAGGGGGCCACCCATGTGTATGTACCCGGAGTTGTGTAAGCGTCTTGACCAGTAGGAAGACCGCCACCAGTGCCAACAAAAGCGCAAAGAATTCCACTCATGTTACGTTACCTGTTACAACACAAACGGTGCCGCTTATGAACAATACATTAGCTACACCTCGGGTAGCCAACGTTAATGTCGCTTTATCAACGTTAGTACCAGCTAAATAAGCGGTAGTAATTGACAACGTGAGCGTGATGTTACCGCTTGTGTTGTTAAAAAGGACAACAGCATCACCGGTGGCAAACACTGCGTCTGGTACGGTAATTGAACCACCGCTACCAACTTCAATGTACTCGCCCACATCAGTTACGGCCAGCGTGTAGCTGGTGGTTTTGGCAGCACCTGAGCGTGGGATTGCGCGGAGAGCACCGTTTACATCGCTGTAAGTGGTGCTTGTGGTGACAACGCCAGTGCCCTTGGGGTTGATGTTGATGCCGATGTTGGTGTCTGTACCGTCAGCAGCCAGTGCGGTGCCAGCAAGCGTAACGCCAGCCGCAGCCACGTTGGTGTCAAAGGTCGTACCGTTAATTGTGGTGGCTGTAACAGACGATGCCAAAACAGCCTTGCCAGTAGTCAGGTTGTCAATTGACACTTGAACTGTGTTACCACCTTGAACAATTGGCAGGACTTCCGTGCCTGCAAGCGGGGTTGTTGCCGCCGGCAACTGGGAAATTTTAAGGTCAGCCATTTAATTCACTCCACAAGGATGTAGTCGCCATTTTCTTGAACAATGTTCGCGCCAGATTCTGTCAGTAGGTTGTCTACTGTCAAGCTGGTGTCAATGGTGCCTGAAAAAAGCGTGGCGATGCCGCCAAGCCCAACTGACACAGCATTTCTGAGCGCGACCCCGAAACTCATCGGATGTTTACTGGCTTGCAGTAAATCGAACCGCCTGCCGACACTTGAATTGCACTAACGCGCCAAAGAGCGCCCGTGCCAGAAGGTACGACAAACGGAATGGGCGTAAACGCAGGAATTGGCGTGCTTGCAGTGGTAGCAGTGACGCCCTCACCGACCACGACATAAGCCGGAGTTGTTGACCAAATTACAACACCTTGCGGCCCCGCCGACCATGTGCTAGTCGAGCCTGCCGTGCCGGTAAAGGTAACCGTAGCTGCCGGAAACACCGTGTCAGCTAAAGGATTCAAAAGTTCCATTGTCGTTCCTTATGCTTTAAATGTACTATTGCGCAAGATTATTGCACGCCATCATGCTAAAAACCTAAGTTTGTACAGCGTGCGCAAGTAGACTTCAACAATGTTGTCAATCAACTGTTGCAAAGCACTGTCTGATTTATCACACACTTCGTAGCGAACTGCCTCAATTTGTTTGAGCGAGTCTTCTAAAAACTCAGTGATATTAGTCGTTTTATTTGCCGAATGCAGCGTAATAGGGCCGATCAAACCGTGACGGCCTTGGTAAGTTTCCGCAAAATCGTCCGCCGCGCCTATGATGCGCTCATAAAATATGTTGAGCGCTTTATGCTTGGAAAAGCTGCGGGTATTTAAGTGAACGCTATGAGCCACATCACGGGCTAAAAACAGCATCCCCATAAAATCCGCGCAGGTGCATTTGCTCATATCTGTTGTCCCATCATCGGCTGCTCGGGCATCATTTGTTCTTCCGGCATCATCGGCTGCTCGGGCATCTGCGGCATACCAGATACCAAGTCACCCGTGTCAAGGGCGGCGGCAATTGTACCCATCACGATATCCTGAATCTGCTCTGGCGACATGCCCGCTTGAACCGCGCTAATGCGCTGGGTTTCGGCGGCGTATGCTTTGATTGTAGCCTCAAACTCTTTAATTTCGTTTGTGCGAGCAATCTCAGAACTCTTGACGTTTTCAAGCATACCGACCAGTTGATCCATCTGCTCACCCATAGCTTGCATCTGTTGCTGCGCGGCTTGAAGTTCCGGTGACTGCTCTTGGTCGCCCATTAGTCTAGGATCAATGGTGCGAGCAAAACGTTTAGCCATCTCTTGTGCGCCCGGCCAGTCCATGTTTTTAACAAACAGATCGCCAGCAACTTTCCACAAGTCTGGGTTGCCTTGCAGCAACTGACCCATTGCTTCTAGTGCCTCTTGACGCTTAGTAGCGTAGCCGGGGCCAGTGGTCGCCACAACGTCGTACTTGCCAACGCCGGGGTTGTAGATTTTGTCAATAACAACGTTGTTTTGATCGCGGATTTCGCGCACGGGCATTTCTTGCTCGGGGTCAATCTTAGCCATCTTTGTCACGCCGTCTTCGCCAATAATGCGGGCAATGCGCTGCGTGTCGTAAATCTTAGGGATCAAGTCCACCAGCTGACGCGCTATGTGCCGCACGCCACGGGTCAAGTTGTCGCCGTAGTGGTATGTGCCTACGTCGCCTTCACGCTGGCGTGCCAAAATAGCCCGGCCTGAGCGTTCGTTGCCGCTTTGGCCTAACGATGCGTTGTACTGACCAGTTGTGGATTTAATGTCCTCAGACGCGCCTGCTTTGGCTTGCAGCAAGCCGCTAGAAGCCATCGGGGGCTGCGCCCGCTGGGGTAGTGGCAACGCAGCGCCTTGACCGTCTGTAACGTCTGGATTGACCTCCAGATACGGCCAGTTGGTCGTATTGGCTGTTTTCCACTGCTGCTCATAACCCTCAAATTGACCGCCGTAGCCAATAAACGGCGCTTTGGGTGCCAATGCCAACATTTCGGCTTCTTGGCTGACCCAGTAGTTGTACATGCGCTGGGCGTCTTTAGCGTTGCGCACCAAGCCCGACACATACAAACGGCCATTGACCTCAAACTCGTTGCCTACAATGCGAATGACCGGAATGTATTTCCCCGCCCAATCGTTTTCTTCCAAGATTTCGTAGCCATTAATCTTGCAGTACTTCACACGGGCGCGGTCGGCTTCACGCGAGCGCTTAGGCTTGCCGTACACCTCACGCAACATTTTGTCTTCTTGTGTGCCGTCAAACGCGGTAGCGTTGCCCGGATACAAGTTCAGTTTGGCTGAGTCGTAGTCTATGTAATAGTAATCTGCAATGCGAATCGTGTCTTCGTTCAGCCAGTTGCTGATTGACTGGTCACCCACGCCCAACGACTGCAAGGTAGTAATAGGCGATGCGTTAGGATACAAACGCTCGTATTCTTCCCGCGAAACGTCTTCGGTCACAAAACAATACTTAGCGTCTGCGCCCGTCGGATCTTGAATGGTCGGATCCATGTAGACCGAAAAGCTGTTGCGCACACGGCCAATCTTAATGTCTTGGTCAAACGTGTCGTCGTCGCAATACTCGGTCAGCAGGCGAATGTAACCCTCGCCATAGGCCACTTGGTTTTCACACGCCGTGTCATATGCGACGTCGGCGTCTGAAATGTACTCAATGTGCCGAATCATGCCGTTAAGGATTTCCGCAACTTCCAAGTCAGCCATGTCATCCACTGGGATAACTTTAGCGCCAGGGCGGTTTTGCCGCAGGTCGTTGGTTACTTGACGCACATGCTGCGGCAGCTTGTTAATTGTCAGGCACGGGCGAGAGTTGATAGTCTGACCTTGCACTGCGCCGCGAGTAGCCAGCACGTCGGCAGGCCACTGCCAACGGTTATCGGGCGAGCCTGCGTAGAATTTTAAGTCGTCGACCTCGTCTTCACGCGACTCAGACAGCGCCGACATAGCCATGTCGAGCCGAGCGCGGGCAGTTGACAATACGTCTGATTTTGAAGTGCTGCCACTGGCAACGCTCTTGACCGCATTCATTTCAGATTTTGCCATATTTACTTCTTTTTTGCGGCTTCGCGCTTGACGGGATACGCAGCTTGTTTAACCGGCTTGCTATTGGCTACTTCAGCCTTGACGTTCTTGCGAACAGTTTGTTTTGCCGGTGACTTAATAAGGTGCATTATTTGCCCTTTTTAGCCGTCTTAGCCGACTCTTTAAAGGCTTTGGTCGTAGGCGCGCCAGCAGTGCCCGGCTTGCGCATTTTTTCGCCGCTACCAGCCGCAATGCGGGCTTGCTTGGCGTTGATATTACTGTACAAACCGGGTTTTGTAGCCATGATTTAGCACTTCCATCGTTTAAGGGATGCTTTTGCCCGTTCAGCCGGGCCTTTGGCTTTCGCCACGACACCCTCCATTCTTGCACAAAAACTATCTTTTCGACCTTGGTCGGCCTTGGTCTTAGGGCTGGGCGCTGGCGCTTTTAAGTTACTGCCAGTAGCTGCGTTGTACTTTTCACGGCCTTTGGCCGTTAATCCAGCGCCTTTGGCTACGGATAGCTTTTCCCCGCGCCCTACGCTTAACGACACAGTTTTCTTTGTAGCCATTACGACCCCATCCAAGACGTTGCGGCTGCGCCGCTTTGAGCGTTGCGCCTAGTAACTGAATTGTACTCTCGATGCGCTACCGGGTAGGCAAACGTCACGGCTATAGCGTCTGCGGCATCCGGCGACGCCAGCCCACGGGCCTTCATGTCTTTTTTCGACTCTAAAAAGATTGTACCCCGTGAGTCGGGCTTCATCATGGGCGAGATTAAATCGGTTTTTAAGAATCTGTCAAGCGGCAAACTGGCAGTTTTAAGCCAATCCTTCATGGTTCCCCACATTTCCGCCCGTTTATTGCCGTACATTATTGGGTTTTTGGCTTTATTGCCAAAGTTAACGCCCCGTATCTTGTACTGCTGCTCTTTTAGCCGGTCTACGATGCCAGCGCCTAGCCCACCTTCGTCAATCACTGTCAGCGCAGGCTTAAATTCCTCGATAACCTCGATTACGTAGCCCACAACTGTCATGGTGTCGTCGCCCCGGTGCTTAATTACCTTAATTATGTCGCGCCCTTGCCGCACCACAATAACTGTTGCGTCCGCCCCGAACCGCGCCGGGTCTACCCCGACCACTATTGGCGCTGAGTCGTCTTGGTACTTGACCCGCTTCATGGCGTCGTCCACTATAGACGCCGGTATGAACTGATCGTCGCCTGCGTTAGGAAAGTTACCGTACACCTCAACGCTGGCTTGACTGCTGTCCGGCCCGTACTCAGCGATGATCTGCTCGTACACCTGCTTGTCTGTCCCCTCGACCGTTCTAGCGTCTACTATCTTGGTCTGCCAGAACTCACGCTTAGAGTTGAACGCTTCGTAGAAGTACCCAGTGTTGCGCCGTGGGTTGCTAAACGCCATCCAGAACCGATTGGGCGTGTTCTCTGTAAAGAACCCGCTGGTCACCGCCCAGATAGCGTCGTCAATACCGCTGGCCTCGTCGAAAATGACCATTACCCCGTCGAAGTTGTGTACACCTGCGTAGGCGTCTGAGTTCTCCGCCGACCACAGCCGACCCTCAACGCCCCAGTAGCGCGTGCCCTTTTTCAAGTCGCGCTCGACTAGCTCTGTCAGCCACTTGGCGGGCATTAGCCGCGTGGCTGAAACCTCAAACCAGTGGCTGTTCAAGCTCATTGCCAGCCACTTGGTGATCTCCGCCCAAGTAACTGACCGCAACTGCGACTCGCTATTAGCCGAAATAATAGTGCTTGAGCCAATGCGGGTAGACAGCATCCATATAGTGATCCAGCTAACCAACGCCGACTTGCCAATACCCCGTCCCGATGACACTGCATGGCGCAAGGTGTTGAAGTCAACCTTACCTTTGTTCTCTTTAATATGGTCGCCTATCGTTTGCAGCACCTCGCGCTGCCACTTGCGCGGCCCGGTGAAGTTTTCCAGTGGCGTGCCCGCTTGCCCCCAAGGAAATGCAAACATCACAAACGCCAATGGATTGTCTTTAATGGCTGGCGACCATAGCCGGGCCATAAGCTCTTGTTCGTCTTGGGCTGAGTAGCGGGTGGTTTGCATCTAATCAAACACCAGATTTATTAGCCACAGGATGCCTATCCACACGGCGACCCATATTAGTATTGTCATCTTTAACCTCTATAGCTTCTACATCCACTACGTCTGTTACGCGCCGCTGCGCTTCTGCTAACGCAGCAGAGATAGATATGGTTTGGTTGACGTCCACTTGGACTTGCTGCTTAGCCACCCAGTCGTGCTGGTGCTTCAATATATCAAGCGCCGCCTTAGCGTCGCCCTCACGCGCTGCCTGGTGCAAGACAGACGACATTTCCACCTCACCGTCAGCTTTGCCTTTTTGCGCGGCAAGTAACGCAAGCGGATCTAACTCGCAGAGTTGCCGGAACTCTTCAGGCCGCATACCTGCTGCTAACGCCAGCGTGTCACCTTTTAGGCCCAGCTTGGCTGCATCGTATATGCGGTTTAGCCGTAGCTCTGTAGCCTCGACTTTGCGGATAGTTAGCGGTAAAGAGTAAAACATGTGCTTTCCTGCGCCAGTGGCGTGTGCGCCGATTGTATCGCGAGGCTTGTAAAAGTGTGCCTTACACGTTTAGCTTTGCAAAAATAAAATTTTGTTTGCGATCCCTTCGCTACTGCTGGGCCCGTCCGTCGGCCCTACCCACCCCCCTATCGAAAATCTTAAACGCATAGGCATAGGCTATAGGCTATCAACCGCAGCCAGCTAATAGCTAGCAGCTAGCAGCTAACAGCGCGCGCAGTCTGTTGTCATCGTTGGCTATGTTGTCACGTGTTTCAACTTAACAACTAACTGCGCAAATAAAAGTGTTGGCATTGTTGGCAGTAAGAAACCAATAGCCAACAACGCCAACCAAGTGGATAGGTGCGTCGGTGTGGTTAGTGTGGGTGTAGGCATTGTGGGCAGTCTTGTCAGCGTTCAGCCTTAGCGCCGGCCCAAAAGCGTAATTTTACGGTACTGTGTTTATATACAGTGTTATCTTTTATTTAAACTCTTACTTTTCTATGACAACAATGCCAACAACCCCTGAATTCCTAGCATCGGCGCGGCTTCCCGCGTAGGCAACGCACCCCCAATTCATAGCCAACCAATAGCCAACCGATAGCCCACAAATAACCCAACCGCTACACTTATCGTATAATTACACTTTCCATTAATTAAAGGTCACATATGCCCGCTAAATCCTTCCTCTTTCCGCCGCGCCACATTGACAGCCGCGCCACGCTCGCTGACCTACTCTTCGCGCCGCTAGACGACCGCTTGATCACGCGCCCCCAGTGGCGCGCTATCGTTGAAGTCCTAACGTCGCACCTCCCGGCAACGATCGAGCTTGAACAGCGCACGCCGCTAGGCCACGTCTATATCTCGATCAACGACTCCGCCGCGTTCACCGTCAACAATCGCGCGAAGATCAGGGTTTGCCCCTAGAAAATAACTGTTGACAATGCAAGTAAATCGCTTACACTAGATACATCAACAACTAGAGGACACGAAAAATGGTAACAGACACCGTTTCGCACTACCAAACCACACTCAAAGTTCATCCGCTCTTACCTGGTTACCGTGCCATAAAGGGATGGGAAACCCGGCCAGGAATCGTCGTCATTGATACGTATACGGTTTCCGCTCAATCCGCCTGTATCCGCGCTTGCCGATTGTTCTCCGCTCTGGGCGCTACTGGCTGCATCATGTCTCACGATACCGCTGTTAAACCCCTTTAAACCCTCGCCTCATGCCCTGCTCGCAGGGCATCGGGCGCACGTATGCAGTCGTTCCAGTGGACGGCGGATTTCAGAGAGGTTATAACTTTGGTAAAACAATCGCGCAGGCCATGGTCGGCGCGCAACTTTAAAGGTGCAATTATGCAAGTCTTACATTTTAATGTCGGCGGATTTGTTATCCACAAAATACCCCACGGCCTGGTCGAGCTATGATCGCGCGCATCATCGGCGCGCTAACCCTTGTCGGCGCTAGCGTCGCCCTCCTACTGTCTTATTTTGATGTTCTAACTAAAGGCTAAAAATGCAAGCTATCCAAACCCGTTATCTAAGCCCGACCAACTCACGCGGCGCGCGTATTAAGGCCACCGCCGAAGCCGGATCAGTAACCATAAGCTACCCGCATGAGCTAAGCGGCCAAGCCTGCCACCGTGCCGCCGCTGAAGCGCTCGCGCTGAAGTTCGACTGGGACTATGGCCAGCTGCTTGGCGGACAGTTACCTGGCGGCGACTATGCGTTTATCTTCAATCACGAATTTTCAAAGGACTAAAACCATGATTACCATTACACATAATCGCGCGCGGTTCACCCTCAAGCCTGAACACGCCCAAGGCGCGCGCGAGCTACTCGCGTTGATTGATAAGACCGACGGAGGTAAAGGGGCCAAAATCAGCAGGGGAAAGGAACTTAAAGCCAGTTACCCGGTTTTTTACGACGGCCTTACTACCGCCGATTACATTTTGCGTTTTGAGAAATTGCGCGAGTTTAAGCACTTGGCGCCCGTAAAATTTACATTCGTAGACAGAGCCGCGCCTAGGCTGGATGCGGCGCAGCCGGAAGTTATAGAAGAGCCAAACCCGGATTATGTATATATCGCACCAGTGCCAAAGGCCAAGCGCTCGAACGCGCTGCGTGATGCTGTACTGGCTTGCTTGCCTGACTTAGAGCACTACGCGGCGACGCATGGCGCTGGGCCTGATGTGCGCTTGGCCGCACTAAAGGAGGCGCTCAAATGAACACGATTATTAACACGCGCGGGCGCGAGTTCGCCTGCCAGTTCGACTATGAGCAAGGCGAGCCGCAAACGTGGGACGAACCCGGATGGCCTGATATCTTCACGCTCATCCAGGTTCACCTCGACGGCGTAGACGTGACAGACCTGCTCGATCCGGCCATTGTGCAAGAGCTAGAAGATAAGGCGGGGATATGCTAGTCATGGCGATAGCAGCGGCGGCGGCTATGATGTTAGCCGTTTGGCTTGACTTATAAAAAAAGCGGTTTCTCATTTCACCAGTGATAAACCGTGACTTTTTCCGTCAATCAAGTCTCGCAGCTCTGACTTAGGTAACCCGGCCAACTCAGGGGCGCAAAAAACGTGCTTTTTAGTGCCATGCGCGCGTGAAGCCAGTCTACCCATATCAACCCATCCCGCCTCTCGGAAAGCGTGCAGGAGGGCGTTAACGGGTATCTTCATACCCGGCGGCGCTTGGCCTGCCAGACGGTCACACAGTGATTGCCACGACGCGCCAACCGCACCCGGCGCGAATTCGCCAAGCCGCGAGCGCATAAGCTCGGCCAGAAACGATTCAGCACCGCTTAGGCTCGACTCAACCATGATTGATTTAGCCTCAGTCATCATAGGAGAGGCTGACGGGTTGAACGCTGACACGTCGCGCGCGTGTAGCCAGCTGGCGACAGCGGCTAAGCCACCGGCCTTGTACCAAGCCCACAGAGTAGACGAAGCGGCCTCAGTCATGCGCGGCGCGTCTGACCAGATGACAAACCAGCGGCGGTCGTCGCTGGGGAGAGTAATAGCCATGCGCTCATTAGAAAACGCCATG